ATTGCCATGTGTAAAATTGCCATGTGTAAAATTGCCATGTGTAAAATTGCCCTCTAATAAGTACTAACTATACAACAAGTACTAACTATACAATAATCTAAGCCTAACGGCACTAACTTAGTAATAACTACTAACTTACAACAAACTAATACTTCTCTAAAAAATAAAAGAGAGAAATTTCAATTTTAGGACTTTGAAAAATAGGAAAGGAGAAAAAATGAGACCAAGAAAATATCCGTATAGTTTCAAACCAAATCTGATGAACATTTTAGATAGTCGTTTCTATACACGGCTAATTGTTGAAACAGAGGATGGAGCGAAAAAAATAGCAGAAGTCACACTAGATGATGTAACTTCTGCTACAGGGTATGTTGTAAGGCTAAGACCGAATTATGACTAGCCTTTAGGAGGGAATGGGTCTTTACCGTGGCTGTCACGGCTTTGAATTTTCCCATCTTTGCCATGAATGATTAGTTCGGAACCTTGATTTCGTGAAATCTGTCTAGCAATATTTTTAGCTTCATTCTTTGTAGTAGTATGAACAGTTGCTCTTGAATTGCCAGCACCTTTCACGTTCCAACCACCATTTTTGGCAGGGACAACATGCTGATTTTTGCCCATGATTAAATCTCCTTTCTATTGGAATTTTGACTAAAACGGTGAGAGGTCCTAGTCAAGAGTATTATAGCAATTTAGGAGGATATTACATCAGTCTTGAGGCTGATATAGGAGGTTGAATGGAAGATAAAATTATCGAACTTGCTGACTACTTCATCAGCGAATCTACAACGTACAGAGAAGCTAAAATAGCGTGTGAGAAGCTATTTCTTCAAGTCAGTCATGAGATAGAACTCAGGGCAATGGAAAGTAGGACGAGGGTATGAAAGAAAAACTAAACGAATTTCTAAAATTCAGAAGCCAGTTTACAAAACGTGAATGGTTTGAAATCAACCAAGCTGTCGAAGCTCGTTTAAATCAAAAAGCCGACCACTTGAAACTGGACGACGTAGATTTAGAAATCATCTCTAAAAGACTAGGACGATCTATCTAAAGAAAGGGTGAAACAAATGGCAACTAACAGAACTATATCAGTAAATACATCAGAGCATGATGTATTGTTGACGGCAAGAAAAAACCACCCTGCTGTATTCGTCGATGGAATGTTTCTCGACGGAGTTGAGCGAGTGGAATTTACCAATCATTATCTGGAGAAGTGTGAAGTTGTTTTAACGTTTAACGATAGAGTTGAAACCAATCCCTTCCCTCTAAACGATATTACTTTATTAGAAAAGTTATTTGGTCAGAGTTCGAACGGTCAATCTTTACGGGATATTGTCGTGCAAACTCTTGAAGATGCTGATTAGCATCTAAACCATCAAAAAAAGAAACATGAACACTAAAACTTTCTTTTCCGTTTTTCTTGGTTCTATCAAATTCTTTGCCAAGGACAATTAGAGAAGCTTCTAATTGATAATCAGTCATAACATCACCTCCTTTCTAGCTTTATTATAGCAGAATTGCGAGGAACAAATAGAAAAATAAGGAGGTAGGAACGTGCCGAAAATGACATTGAGAGCAATAAGAACAAATTATAACTTATCTGCAAAAGAAGTTGCCGATAAACTTAACATTCATCAACAAACACTGTTGAAGTATGAGCATGATAGTTCAAAAATTCCAATGGATCTTTTAGATAAACTTGCTCGACTATACAATGTTGAAAAGGATTTTATTTTTTTAGGCAAAAAATACGAATTAAATCATAATCTAGGAGAGGTGTGAATGAACGAGCGAGAGTTATAGAAAGGGGATTAAATATGAGGTATGCAGTATATAATCAGGAATACTCATGGGAATTACACATCTTTGAATAATGCTTATGCTCAAGACAAACGTTTAAAGGCAACAACGATAGGTATCCTTACAGTAATCTTGATGAATAAGTCTGATTGGGTTGTGTATCCTGACGAGATTGCACGACGTCTAGGAATAAGCAGGCGCACCGTAGATGAGCACTTTAAGCTTTTAGAGAAAGCAGGCTATCTCAGAGTATATCGCTTAGGGTTAGGCAGAGGTAAAGGCGTAACGGTATATAGATTTTTTTCAGATATGCCTATTTCAGATGATTACTTTGAGTATCTAAAAACTAATCTTGAGAAAGAGTTATCCACAGATAACGGAGTTTAAAAATACAGTTGGAAAATATTGCCATGTGTAAAATTGCCATGTGTAAAATTGCCATGTGTAAAATTGCCATGTGTAAA